AACTGCTAATGCTCCAGCGTAGCCAATGTTCTTAGGGTCTGTTTCCCCCGCAGCGACAAGTGCAAGTGCAGCTGTTAGAAACGCTCTGATCCATGATCCTGACATCCTCTTTAGTTCGTTCATTGTTTCCGCCTAACATAGGTATCTGATAAAAAGCACCATCTTCGTCAGCCTTTTTCGTAAAGCTGATGTGAGCGTGCTTGGTGTGTTTATTAGCCCCTGTGTATTTTCGCCACTTCCATCCGAGAATGGGAGAAGCAATTCTGCCGTTATAGATGATGTAAGCAATTCTCTTTTTTGAATCGCGCTTGGCAAAGACACGAATCTCATCTGCAAGATCTGGCATAATTTCTGGTTTTGATTTACCCGACAGATCAGCGTCGATGTCGATAGCACGAACCCAGCCTTTGTCAGGTACATGATCAGAAGGCTTGCCTGAACGCATGTGCCGCTGATCCGCGATCCAACCATCAGACGAACGATCACGCTCTGGGAATGTGTCATCTATCTGCTCTCGTAATTGGATAGCAGCCTTAGACAATCGCGGCTTGGTGTTCGACATTAGAACATTCCCATCGCTTCAAGTTATTTAATAATAATTCTTCATGTCCACACTCAGGCATTGGCGAGATAAAAGCATCATCAATAGGATCGTATGTATAACCGACACCTGCATAGTTATAACGGATGTTGTGATTATAAGATGTGCGCTTACATGCTTGACCTCTAAAATTGCCGTACCAAGTCTCAGGATCTAATCCTTCAATTAACTCAGTCTCGTCAATTCCAACAATGACTTCAGTAACAATATTTGCTTCATTAAGAAATGCATAATGTGCCATTAGACAGTCACCGTACCTGTTCCAGCTGTGAATGTGTAAATTGTATTGCCACTATTTGAAGTTTTTGAATAAGTTAATCCGCCACCAATAGAAGTTAAATCTGCAAAAGTGTCTGCGTACTTAATAATAACTACACCTGATCCACCTGCAGCAGCTACACCTGCGCCTGAACGACCACCGCCGCCACCACCACCGAGATTTGTACCGCCAGCAGTTGCAGGTGTTGTAGATGATGATGCACCTGTGCCACCGCCACCTAAACCTGCTGTTCCACCGATGTCGTTACCGCCACCGCCGCCGCCTGCATAATAAATTGAAGATCCAGTAATACTTGAAGCAGTACCGTCACCACCTGCACCACCTGTGCCACCTACTCCAGCACCGCCAGCGACAGAAGCTCCACCACCACCACCACCGCCATAACGAGATGGACCACTACCAGCACCGCCATCATTTCCCTGCGATGGAGATGTACTTGGAGTGTTTCCTGTTCCTTTTAACCAATTAGTTGCAGAGTCATCGTAACCGCCACCACCTGAGCCACCATTACCAGCGTTGGTATTTGTTGCACCTTTACCACCGCCAGTAGATGTAATTGTCTTAAATACTGTGTCTGATCCATTAGCATCAACCGCACCACCTGCTCCGATTGTTACTGTAAAAGATGAACCAATTGAAAAACCTGTTCCAACACGATAACCGCCAGCACCTGCACCACCGCGAGTACCACCACCGCCGCCACCTGCGACTACTAAATAATCAACAGAAGAAGGTGCAACAGGTACAGGCGCACCGCCAGCTGATGCAATAATTCCTGCAAGTGTGTTTAACATTAGGCAATCGCACCCACAACAATCCAAGAATTTGCCGCAATTTTAATGCAAGCTGCTGACTTAAACTGAGCCAATACCGGAGCAGCTGATACTGCACCTGCGCTTACAACAGAAGTAGTGCCAGAAGTAACAGCGTTAATAGTAGTAATACCTGCACCTTTTTGATAAACCAAAAGAGTTGTGCCTGTAGGAAATGCGTAAGTCGCATCTGTTGGAATGCGGAAAGTGTTAGCAGAAGCATTATCCATTGTCACAATAGCGTTAAGACCATCTGCCTTAACTGCTGTATAAGTAGTGCCAGTCTGTGCATTGACTGTAAGCCCTGCGAAAGCTGTGTCAATGTCCTGACCAAGTGCTGCAATAGCAGTCGCTCCGTCTTTTACAAGGTCTGTAGATTGTGGAATGTCAAAACCATAATTCGTGGTTACAGTTGCCATTAGGTTAGTGCTCCGATCGCTTTGTTCCAAGTAAGTGTACCATTTACGCCTGTCCAGATTAGACTAGGCGGAGTGACTATTTCCCATGTCGTTGCTATGAGTGAGAAATCGATAGGGGAGACATAGAGAGTTATGTCCACAGAGGTTGGATTGGCTCTAAAAGAGATGCTCTCGATAAACCCTGAAAAAGTACCACCGAACATGTTATTGGGCAGATTTGTGATTTCCAGAGGTTGCCCAAAAAATGCGTTAATCAGATTGTCTCGTTGCGAATCTGGCATCAAAGGATTGTCAAGTCTAAAAGTGATCTGGTCGAGCTGAGTTCTAGGCACTGACCTCAAAGCTAAATCGCGATCAACAATGTCCTCAATGTCGGCTGTATGGCGAATGTTAGAATCAAATGATCTTTGATAACGCCCATAGGTAAGGATGGAAGCATCATCCGTAGCTGAATATGTGCTTCCATAGTCATTGCCATAGCGAACGATTTCACTATTGCGAATCTTGCCAATTTGTAGGATTGACTTTACGCTGGCAGGGGAAGCGTAATTGCCGTCTATGATCGTTGAGCCATTAGTGGCTAAATAAGTGCTTCTGTGATCCGCATCTGCATACGCTATCCGCCCCTGCTTGTCCTCGTATAAGGCTCCAAGTGCGCTGTCTGCTATCTGCTGAACTAAAGTCTGAGTATTACGAGAAGCTGCTGAAAGATTATCCATCTCGTAAAGACCAGTATCGATCTCACCTAAACCCACATTTTCTGCATTAGCCCATGTAGTTGTGGGATCGTAATCAATCCATTCAAGAGAAGCTGCTACTTCTTGCCATTGATTGACAAGTAAATCTGAAAGGATAATCGAGATCTGTTCACCATCTAGGTTATGACCTACTGCTGATTCATAAATGGCTTTAGGCAATTTAGCTAGAGCCCCGACTGCAAGAATTGTGCCAAGGGTCACAAAGCCTGTTTCCTCTGGAGTTCTAACTGAAATTGTAAAGTCTGAAACTGTGCCGCCAAAGACAGGCACATAAGTACCCCCACTGTTTTTAAGCTCTAAACTAAGAAGATCTGTAACATCCACATCGAATGGGACATTGGTTGAATTGATAATGTCCATGCGGGCATAACCTGCTTGGCATTGACGATCAATGTCGATTCGACCAATGGTGAGATTAACAGCGGTTACATTTGTATAAACAGTAGTGCCTACTGTTATCCGCCATTCTGGAAGCCATGTCATACTGCTAGAAGTCCTGTTGAACTTGTACCACGCTGGTAAGATTGACGGATTACATCTTCTACAGCACGAGCAATTGCTTCTGGATCACCCACTCCAGTATTGACTGTAATGTTATAAGCATTAGCAGCTTGTGCTGCATAGCGTGATCCACTTACCGCACCTGAAACACCTGCGCCACCTGCTAGCCCTTGCAATAGAGATGATCGAGCAATGCTTTCTAGGTCAATTGAAGAAGCCATAGAACCAGCAGCCGATGCGTTCTCCATATCTAGCAAGTCTGCAAAAGCATTAGCGCGAGCTGAAGCTGCTTCTGCATATTCAAGGATAGCCCCGATAGATCCACCGGCTGTAGAAATAGGCGCAATGTAATCCCCTGCTGGGATTCCAGAACCTAGAGATGCGCTTGTAGGCACTGTTGCTTTAGCCTGAGCATTTGCTTGTGCAAGAAGTCTAAGCATGTCTTGAATGGTGGCTAATGCCTTGTCTAGGTTGCTTTGATTTATTAGATCAACAGGCTTTAGGCTGTCAAGAATAGACTTGATGTCTGCCATCTTGACATTTTGCATGCTCAATGTACCAAGGATTTTAAGATCTTCGTTGAGTTTCTTAGTCGCAGCAATGATAGCCGCTTCATCCTTAGAAGCAATTGCATCTTCTAATGCAAGGATTGACTGCTTTACATTAAGACGAGCAGTGTCATTAGCAATTTGTAAACGTTGAGTTGCTTCAGTAGCTTTACCGAGCAATTCAGCTTGATTGGTCAAAGCTGCTGCAATCTGGATCTTATCAAGATCAAATGTTTCTTCACCTTTATTAAGAGCAAGGTTAGCCTTGTCAATTGCTTGCTGTAGTTTCTTAGCCTTTAACTTCTTTAGCTCATCTGCTGTAAGTTTAGTCGAAACTGTAGAAGTCTTTTTAATAATCTTGAATTGATCTTGAAGTGCTTTTAGGTGCTGGTTATCAGATGACTTCTGTACGGCAGCTAACTGTCCTGCTGCTGCTGCGATTTCATACCAAGCACCAATAATAGGAATCATTCCTACATCGAACTTCAACCAATCAGGTAACTTGTCATCAAGGGCTTGAATCTTTTCGATTAACTTGCCAATACCGCGAATAACATTGGCAGTCTGGATAGCAAAGTTTTCCATGCTAGCAGCTAGGTTCTGGACGCTGTCATCTTCTCCAAGACCCTTTAGGGCATCTAGAAGCCCCTCACCAATGATCTGCTTAGCGTCATCGGCTGCATTAACCAATTTCTGCATCTGACCTGTAGGGGTATTGGCAAGGTTCTTATTGAAATCCTTATAGGTGGAATCAAGCACCTTGACAAGAGCTGCTGCTCTTTCTGTCTCTGTGCCTTCCTTGATCGTTTTCTTTGTTACATCGTCAAGGACAAAGCCGACCTTAGTCAAAGAGGCGAAATTGCCATTGAGCGCTTGAGCCAGTCCATTAGTCATAGACTTAAACTCGGAAGCAGAAGCTGCTGCACCCTTCTCAGCTGTTACATAGTCAAGAATGGCAGGGGTTAAGGCTTTGATCGTGTCGATCTGAAGATTAAAGGTTGCAAGCTGTGACTGGGTCTGCGTGATGTTTTCTTTATTGACTACACCGATTGCTTGCAATGCAGCAGCTTGATCGTTGAGAGATTGAATCTGTGAATCGGTTGCACCGACTGTAACCTTAACAAGATTGGCTAGTCGTTCTTGCTGCGCTTGGGCTTCTAGGGATGCCTTTACTGCTGCCTTGCCAAAAGCAAGGACTTGGGCAGTACCAAAGCTAAGACCAATGGCTCCGGCTAGTTGCTTGACATTCCTAGTAAGTTTTTCTGTGGCTGTCTCGGCTTGCTTAAACGCCTTATTGCCTGTGAACTCTGCCGCAATATCAATAAATACATTAGCCATAAGTTACACCTTTGCCTTTGCATTAAGTTTATCGGCTGCGCTTTGTATAGCCTTAAGGACTGCTTCTCTGGCTTTGCCATTGTTTTCCTCGTATGCACGAAACAAGGCTCGACCTTCCATCTTATCCTTGCCCTTCATTTGGCTTGCATGCTTGTTATTTTGATTTTGTACAAAACGACTGTTAGGGGTATTTCTACCCATAGTCTCATAAATTGCTCCAGCAGCACTATTGTTAAATACGCGAGCAAGAGATCGAAAGCCTCTGCGATTAGGCTTGGATGGTGTTGTTTTGTAGCCGATACCACGTTTAGCAATACGAGCTGTATAAGTAGGAAAACGAGCCTCTGACATTTGTCTCGGTCTCCAGCCGCTTAAGATTTTTCCATCATCTGGCAAATAACCTTTAGCATCTTTAGTGATAGGTTTTAAAGCTGCTGCTACTTCTTTAGGTAAAGCTTTAGCAAGATCAGGTGCAAAAGCTCGTAGTGATTTTCTAAGAGCGACCGCGCCCTTTACGCTTGCTGGCATCGCTCACCTCTTTCGCTTCATCATTAAGCCCTTGCACTAATGCATCGAGCATGGTCTTATCTAGATCTAACAATTGCTGTGGCGCAATCCCCAATCTAATGCTTAGCCTAGCGATTAGATAGGTGAATGGAAGATCGCGCTTTAAGCTAAAGGGTCAGAGTCTAGAACCTCGACACTCTTGAGTGTCTCGATAAACTCCATCCCAAAAGGCTTGACAGTTTCACCTGACCTGCGAACAATCTCATGGGCAAGAAGATATACATGCGACTGCATTTCCTCAGTTCTGAACGCCTTATGAAATCCCATCTTTGTCTGCTGTTCGAAAAAATATTCTACGGCAGGTGTGATTTCGCCCTCGATAACGCTTCCATCATTACGAACTATTTTTAGTTTTGCCATGAGTTTGCCCCTTTGTTAGTTTCTTACGCTGTTGTTACTGCGATTGTGCCCATGACATTCCATGTCACAGACTGTGTTGATAGATCAGCAACAGCACCATTTACAGGTGTAATGTTATTGATCAAGCATGTCATTGTGTATAGTGGATTTTCAGCAGATGTAACTGCTGAAGTCTGCTTGAAAGTCACAGTTACGCTTGTTCCCCAAGTAGTGTTTAATGTCTGAAGTGTCTTTGCAGATGCTGAGTCGTTTAAAAAGTCGATTGAGATGCTTGAAGCTTCCAATCCCTTTACAAATTTGTGGCCAGCATCCCCGAGACTGGTGATCTCCAGTTCGTCAAAGCTGCGGTTAATGACCACATTTGTGACCAATGATGAGAGATCTACCGAATTAACAGTTAGAACTCCTGTATTTGCTAAATAAACTGCCATCGGATTATTCCTCTTCTTTCTTAGTTACTGGCTTTGCTGCTGCTGGCTTTACCTGACCGATTTTGATCAAGAAAGCTTCCTGCTCTTTTTCCCATTGTGCCATGTCGGTCATGGTTAGCTCCAACTCGTTAGGATTGATACGGACATCTCACAGCTGAGCAAGTCTCCGCTTGCCGCGTTGAGAACGCTAGGTGCGCTGATTGCGCTTACATTATAGACCAGAGATGATGCTGCTAACTTAGCGAACACGCCAACTACTGTGTCCTCTATGCCGTTGAGGTTTCCCTCATTATCGAACAGAGGCACAGTCATTACAATCTTAAAGTTAGCCATTGGGCTGATAGAAATCTGGCTATTGTTAGAAGGTGTCAAGTAAGGATCATCTGGAGACACGATTACAGAGTTAGCAAGGACTGTGCTTGGTGGAAAGGCAAAGGTCTGCCACTTAGCGTTATCTACTAAAGCAGTTGCTAATGTGGTTCTAAGTGTGGTGATTGATACAGGCATTATCCCACCATGCTGCGTGGGTCGAGCGCGTGGCTGATCAATCCTCGCACCTTAGCGAGAAGCTGTGCGCTCATTCGATAAGGGCTTGGCTGGAAATCGACAAGGTTACTGCCTGAAAGGGTTGCAGTACGCGCTTGCCAGATCTCAACAGATACCATTAAAGCTGCTTGCTGAACTGCTGTATCAGTCGTCCAGTCAGTCGTTGCTCCTGCTGTAACTGTGCCATAAGGGTTAGTGGCGTGTTTAGGTGTCGCTGCTGGAGTTCCAGTTATGTTGTAACTGATTGAGTAATCTTTAACTTCCGTAATGGTCTTAGATCCATTAAAATGTGATTTGTTGCCAGTTACGACAACTGTCTCACCCACATAAAAAATGTCTTTTACTAATTGATCAAAATATAAAGTGCCGACTGTAGTTGTGTTTTCATGCGCTACATTGAAATAAACATCTGCCCATAACATTGGAAGCAGGACTGCATCTGTGGCATCGCACACTTCCTGCAAGGTGGCATCTGGGTACAGCGTACCTACTCCGAGAGTGCTACGGAGTTCTGCAACTGTTGTAAGTGCCATGCCTTGTCCTTTCTAAAGACTCTGAGGGGTAGAGGGCTACTACCCCTCAGAGCGTACTTAGTGGGCTTTAATTAAGCCTTGTTGTTCTTGAACGCACCAGCTCCGACCTTAGTCGCAATTGCGCCAAAGCCGTAGTAGCCGATAGTTACAGATCCCGCTGCTGTTGATTCTGCGCGTAGGCGGTAGGTAGGGCTCTCGTACCATGTGTAAGCATCTGGGTTCACGATTAGGATTGATCCGTCTGTGTCTGTTCCAGCTGCTGTGTTAGGTGTTACGAATAGATTGAGTCCTGCAACATTGCCTTGAAGTGCAGTAGGTGTTGCTACACCGCCCGCGTTCATTGGCTGTGATGCTGTGTAAATTGGGCGACCTGCATCGTTAAGCTGCATGATGTTTGACCATTGTGATGTATTCACGATCATGTTGCGAGCGAATGGGTTAGCCAAGCCGAGTGTTGCGTTATAGACAGAAGCTGAACCGCGTGCAACTACACCAAGCAACTCTGCTGCTGTTGGGTATGTTGTTGTGGTTGTTGCATCTGCTGTTGCACCTGCAATAAGTGCTGCATTAACTGCTGCATCTGTTGCCTTTGCATACGCTGCCGCCATGTTGCGGACTAGCTCATCGAAGAACGCTGGAGATGTACGGTCTAGAAGTTCAACAGAGAATGTCTGCTGTCCTGCGTACTTCTTAACTGATACTGACAAGAACGCTGAGTTCTGATCTGTGTCTGAGAACGCTGCATCTTCTGCTGTCTCTGCAACTGTTGGCATTGCTGTGATCTTTGGGATCTCGAATGTCATACCTGCATCTGGAAGCACTCCGCGTGAGATTGCTTCAATTGATGGGCGGATTGTTGTACCCAATGGGTTGATGATTTCTGACAATTGGCGTGTTGGAACAAGTCCTGCGTTGTCTGTTGTGTTGTCTGCTGCAAGTAGGTATTGACGAGCTGACTCATCACCTAATGCTGCACGAATTGAGTTCTCAGCATACTTTGCTGCTGTTAGCTCGATGCGTGGCTTTGTGTAGTACGCTGCTGAAACAGTTGGACGAGCAGCTTCAACCGCTGGAGCCTCAACTGGTGTTGCTTCGACTGCTGGAGTGGTTTCTTCCACGGTGGCTGTCTCGCTTTCTGTTGGTTGGATTGTTTCTTCAACAGCAGATTCTTCTGCTGCAATATCAGTAACCTGAGCAGACTTAAATGCTGGCTCTGTTACTAAACTTACCTCGACCAAGCGAGCAGCGGATACATATGTCACGCCATCCTTGATCTTTGACTTTAACACTTCTGCACCAATTGACAGACCGCTTTGCAATCCTTCTTCTGCAAGGATAAGAGCTTCTGTGCCGCGCTGTGAGCGACTAATTGAGAATACTGCATCGATTGAGTTCTCTGTTTCGCTGAAGGAAACCATGCGACCGAGAGGCTTCTTTGTGTCGTGCTGGCTAAGCAATTTAATTGCCTTAGGATCTGCGATGTCAATAGATCCAGAGGCGAAGATTACCTTGCCCATGTTGGTTGATCCTGCTTCGACATTAAGAGGCACAATCTTGCCTGATACTGTGCGGCTTGCTGAATCTGCTGTGAGATCAGCTGAGAAGGTGATTACTTGATTCATTCCATACCATTGTTTCCATTAGGTGTTAGGTCTGTCATCTCCATCGCTTGCTCTGGAGTAATTAGGTTTAGTGATAGCAGTTTTTCGATTACTGCTAACTCTTGCATTGGATCTGTACGCAAAAAGTTCTTATCAATGTCGAACTTCACCACATTACCGCGAGCAGTAATGTCATCCATTGACAGGCGATCTTCAATTGCAGTAATGAATGGCTGTAAAGATAGTGTTAAGAATTGCTTGCGCTCATCTTGCACATTGGCATAAGTCATAGAGTTATTCTGATCTGCTGAAACATAGTAAGCGG